GGCCGCAGGTTCAAATCCTGCCCCTGCAACCAATGCGGAGTTTAGGTAGGGTGGCACCCCTTTGTGGAACCCATCCCTTCCGGCCGAGCATGCCGAGGACGGAAGGCTCATGCCGTGACAGCCGGAGAGACGGCAACCAGTTTCAGGTTCCAGCCGTCAAGTAATCCTTGATAGCTGGCGGGAGCCAGACCCGAACCGCTCTGGGCACGATCTTCCCATCGGTGTCTCTGGTAGTCGTCGCGTGCACGCGACGCAGAGGCTCGGGATGTGGCAGTTATGCTCCGAGAGCCGCAGGTGGTGGAAGCCCATCACTCTTTCTCTGTCGTCTAGGTTCGAGCTCTAGCGGAGAAGCCAATTTTCACCGCAATTCTGCGCTTTAATCCGTAACCGCCAACGGTTCTCCGCTTCCCACTGAGCGCCGTTGGTGCAATGGTCATTCCGCCGTGATAACCAGCAGCACACCGTTATTGCGGCGCCTACCCAGCAAGATATGCCGCGTTATCCGCCCGCAACCGGTCGATATCTGGACCGGTCGGGTAGAGGCCAGACGGTAGAACCATCTGCGGCCAGATCAGGCCGTGCGCTTCCATGATGCGAGACCTAACCCAGCGCCATGTCGCCTTCTGCCGCATGCCCCACGTCAGTAGCGTGACCTGATCATCATCGGCCAGACCAGTATAATCCCACAAGAGCAGGCAATGCCCGCCCCATGACCCGGGCGTATTGTCCCCTGCCCGGTCAATATCCCACACTCCCGGAGCTTGATCAGCCTGAGCAAGCTGCACACCGAGATATGCCGCCCCCATCCCTGCCACAATCAGCGCCAGAGCGTTGCGGTCCTGCGGGTCGATGCTCCCCCAGAGCGGGTAAAATGCGCCGCTGTCCAGATGATAGCCGTCCCGACCAGCGATACCAAGCACATCAACCTCAACGCCGCCTTGGTCTGTGTCCGGATCGCGTGGGTCATAGCCGGTGCTCTCCGAATAAAACCTCACAGCATCCCCCGTTGCCACGTCGATCTGGTATCCAGCCAGCGCCGCTGTAGCCCGCAGATGGTTTGCCAGACCAACAGACGTGCAGTCCCCGATCTGGTCATTCCCCAGCATTAATGGCGCCGGGTCGATGTGATTCCGAACCAGGCGTGCCGGTGCCTTGCGGGCCATCATGCGCAGACCAGACAGCCGCGGTTGCAGTGGGCGCGTTTCTGCTGGTTTGCAGCCGAGTTTGCGATTCGTCATTTGTGGGAAATCCATCTCTCGCACGCCAGCACTAACGGGCGGCATGCAGCATAGGGGCCGGTCAGCGTAGCACTCGGCCCGGTATATTCGATCTGGGCCACGCGCCCTTGTCGCAACCGTGCGACTAGATGGCAGGTGCCCCGACCGCCAATATCAAGCTCCAGACTGATAGGCGTCTTGATATTGAGCGGCCCCTCGACCTGCTGGTCCTGCCGCCATTCCAGCACCTCCCCATCCGGCAACAACTCACGGTTATCGGGAACACCTGCGCAGGCAATCAGGTCCGCACGGGGCATGCCGATCAGGTCATGCCGGGCACGGGCTGGGACGGTTGAGCAGGCAGAGAGCAGCAGGGCGGCCAGCACCCAGGACCATTTTCCCGGCGCCGGGAGCATGGTCTCACCCGAAGGGATCATTGTCCCGCCCTCCCTTATTAAGGCGGAGCGCCAGTCCGATCACTGCCAGCGTGACGGCGCTGCCGCCCATGGCGCACAGGATGTATGAGATCATACGCCCAACACAGACAGCGCCGCCGCCTCGCTCATCGGCAATGGTGCCGCCCGCGCAGATCCTACAGACACGATTAGGGCCGTCATGAGAGAAAGAATCGTCTCAGCCGCAGAGATAGCCGTGTTGACCTTGCCCAGCGTGTCGGCTGTCGCTGCTGTGCTCTCAATCCCCGCCACAGCCTGCTTGCCATAGGCCAGAACGGTCTGGAGATCAGAGATGATGCTGTTGACCGCCGTCTTGATGCTGGTGGTGTCGTAGCTGACAGTTGCTGCGCCATTGGCAGCAGCGTCAAACTGATCAATGGCGGCCACAGTGCCGGTCACGCAGCCGTCGATGATCGCCACCGGACCACTGCCGAGAGCGGACGTAACCAGAGGCACAGACAGGATAGTGCTGGCGAAGTTTTTGGCGGCCTGCGCGTAGGCATCCACTTTGGCGACGTTGAGCGTCACACTGGTCACATTGCCAGATTTAGTGATCGTGCAGGCAGCCAGAGCAGTGCCACAGGCCAGCAGGCCAGCGGTGCGAAGGAAATTACGGCGAGATTTGATCATTGGCGTTTATGCGCATCACAGTCACAGCGTTTGCATTGGAACCGATGTCGTTCCCGATTGCGATGACAAACTGTGCGCCAAAGCTGGTGGGGAGCTTGATGGTGGTGCCTGTTGTCCCGTCAGCCGCATAATACGATGCATTCCCGCCCTGGAGTATCCACCCATTAGGCAGTTTCATCCAAAACCAGTCATTTCCCGAAGACCCAACAGTTCCCTGCGCATAAGCAAAGGTCGCGTATAGAGCAGCGGCATCCGACGCAAACAGCACGTCGCCCTTAATGGAGCTTGTAATTCCCCCATTCTGGTTAAGCCACCAGTAGCCAATGTCGGTCCCGTTATAGGCCAGCCTGAAGGTTATCTGTGATTCTGTATTGACCTGTTCCTGACCAAAAACATACGCCTGCACACCGTTGGTATTGGAGAGGCAAAGAGCAGGTGTGTAGTTATACTGTCCAGTCGTGGTGGTCGTTTTTGCGTTCCGGATCGTGAGCGGGCCTGCCATCGTGTCGCCAGATGATGACGCCTTGTTTACAAACTGCCCTGTTGCCCATGTGCGGTCCGCAAACTGCGTAGTTCCAGACCAAAACGTCCCGTCATTCCGCAGGCTAAAATAGCCGTTTACGCTGTTGTATCCGTTAACTTGGATTGCAAGCTGCGTATATTGTCCCGTCGTCTCGTTTTGCCGGAGAGTAACAATATTGCTGTTCTGGCCGGACAGAATGAGCCCGTTTGACGTATAGTTCCCGGTCGTTGACCAACTGGCAAGGCCTTTGATCGTCGTATCGCCAGTCAGGTTTCCCCCAGCAAGAGGGAGGTATCCGGAGAACAGGTTCTGCCATGTAGCGCCAGACGCGCCTGGCGTCGTCGTATTATTGTCGGCGGTAGAGACCCAGAATGTCCCGACTACACTGCCGCTAACGATTGCTCCTGAAGGATACCCCCCGATCGCAGCGGCAAATGATGCATTGAATGGGCCGAAATACCCAGCCTGAAGAACCTGAATGGCGCGAGATATACGGTTGAGGAACCCGTTCATATCCTGTCCGCGCGGCGGCTCACCACCCGCAGCCCGATCGATAAACGTTTCAGGTGGGAAGCCGAGAGCGATTGAGGCAGTGCCATCGCCAGACGTTGCCTGAGTATCCGGGACGGTTGAGATATTTCCAGAAGCCGCATCCGCACCAATCAGCGTGCCAAACAGACCTAGATTGTCAGTGCTTTTCATGTGCTTGCGCTCTTGATTTGATACCCGACGCCTACCCCGGCGGGGCGTGGCAGAACTCCGCTGTTTTGGATGATGCTGACTTGAACATCAGTCGGCACAAAGTCGAATACATACGTCATGGTCATGTCGCCGTTGTCTTTGACGTACGCATTCCCCTGATTGCCAAACAGCAGCATGAGGATGGCGTTGATCGAAAAAACCGACCCATCCGTGATGTTCGCCAAAGCCTTGGCGTAGATCAGTTGCCGAAACCCATCGTCAGACAGGCGGTAATTACTCGTGACCGATGATCCAGAATAAAAAGGAGCACTGTTGAACCCCTCCTCCGTCAGGTCATTCGCTTCTGAAAAACCGAAGTTTTTCCCAGACGAAATCTTGAGAACCCGACTGACGCCAACAATGCGCCCCCACACGTCCAGCCCGTAGCCCTGCGCGGTTCCAAGATTCCATACCCTCTGATACCAGAGATCAATCAGGCTGGCTGGATCAAACGCCTGGTTCCAGCCCTCAAGAATGGTCAGCAGACGCGGCGAGTTGGCGTATTGGGACAGGACCGTTTTTGCATAGTCCTGCATGTCATTGCACCGTGACGGTTATACCAGACGCATCCAGTGTCGGGATCTGATCAATCTGCATCTGCGTCGTGAACCCAGTCGGGCTGGCAGTGGTCCCGATTGTGATTTCCACGATCTGCACCCATGTTCCGAGCGCAGACACAGCGGCGTAATAGCGGGAGGCAAAGAGTTTGCCGCCAATACGCGCACGGCTACCGCCATCCTCCCCGTTGAACGCCGACAGAATTGCTGCCTGTATCTCGGTTTCTGCAGTAGCTGGTACCGCACTGGAGCTTCGCAGGGTTACGGCGATATAGACCGGAGTTGGCGTGGCGCGCGTGAATTGTACCGTGTAGCTGGGTGCGGTCCCGTATGCGCTGTTGGGATCGGATACGGTGACGGACGTTGTGCCAGTATAGCCGCACCCTGGCGGCTTTTTACGCAGAATGGCGAGGCCTATGTCCTCATCCGTTCCGCCGTTGACGCAGACAAAGAGGCTATGGGCCGCGATGGAGACGCCGCCGGTTGTAACCGCTGCGCCAGTGGCGTTGTCCGTCACATAAGCATCTGTCACGCCAGAGACGGACTGCACCGCCCCGGAGATTGCGCCTAACGCACCAACTGCGTTGGCGGCTACACTCTCCTGCCGACGCTGCTCAAACGCGATCCGGCCTTCCTGATCTGATCCTGTAACACCCGCCGCCGGGTTGGTGACGGATGAAAGGCCCGTTACGGATTGGTAGACGCTGACAGTATTAACCAGGCAGTCAATTGCGCCAGTAGTCGTGCAGGAAAATGTCCCCGTGCCAGTGCCTGTGGCGTTGAGCGTAATCGGGCCGTCTGCCGCATACTTGTTGCCGCTGCTGTCCTGTATCAGCGTGCCCTCTGGCACGACAGTTCCGGCAGACCCAGTGCAGACGACTGATACGACCGTTGCCGTGGCCCCGCGCCGTTCCAGAAAATAAAGCTGCCCTATGGCGTCTTGCATCTGTCCCGAGGACCGCGCCGGGTCCACGCCGTCAAACACGGCCATCATCTGATCATATGCGTCCCCCAGAATGGCCGTTAGCGTCATTGCCAACTGCCCCTGCGGCGTAGAAAGCGCGGTATTCAGATTATTGCCAAAGGCCGCGTTGAGGTCGGCCAGCGCGCCCGTCAGAATATCAGCCTCGGCCGGGGCGACAAACCCGGCATCCGTCAGGGATGGCGCGGGAACGGATGTGGTGCCCGTGCTGTTAGAACCCGACATTTTGCATTGTTCCGTCGCTGAGAGTGAGGAAAATAGTGCCTGAGAGCTGGCGTTGCGCGCTTATGGCCGTGATCACGCATTTTGCTGCTGTGACGTTCGGAACCGTCAGCGCGGCCTGTTCCGCCTGTGTGCGGAAGACCCCAGCCGACTGCGACCGCCCGAGGATCAGGCGCAAATACGGAAGCCCCTTGCTGGTGTCGTAATAGCACTCACCAGCAAAAACACGGATTGCGGATGCCACGTCCTGCACGATGGAATATGGCTCAGACGCCACGGCGATATTGCCGGATGCGTCCAGAACCAAATCCCACGTTGTCCGGTCAAGGAGGAGCGTGGAAGCCATTGCACCAAACAAAAAAGCCACCCCGAAGGATGGCTGGATACAGAAAATCGCTAGATTAGCTAAAATATGGCATGAAAAGGTACCGGGTACAAGGGTATTTTGTTTGAGTATCTACTGCCGGATATGGAGCCGATGAAAAGACCATCACCGTCAAGTTGGATGGCGATACAATCAAAGCCTTGTTGTGCAAGGCAGTCGATGAAACGTCTGCGCCAGAAGCTACAAAAACAGGGATCAAGCAGCAGGTAAGGGCGATGGGAAGCGAGGCCCTGAAAGATTTAACGTCGTCTCTGATTTCGAAGGGCGTGGAGAGCGCGCCGGATGTAATTCAGTGGCTCGGTACAGCCCTCGGCTGACGTTTTCACTCTCAAAGGAAATTGCTCCCGAAAAGGTGAAGGTGGCTATGAATTCCTGATCTCCAAACAGGATTGGGGCGCGGAAGCCATCTGCTCCGACAAACGGTGAGTTTGTCATTGCCATGAGCATGGAGCCACGTCCGGTTGTCTCAAACCAAACTTTATCAATCTGCACTAGGAGATTTGTCTGCACAGCCATGGCGGGTCTTCCTATTTTCTGCCCAATGTGGACACCGTAGTACTAGTGCCCACGAGGTACGTGGTGATTTGGTTCTGAATTGATGAAGGCATATTTACTCGGGCGTGGACGTTGTGGAGCTACCACCCTGCACTCCCCCGTGGACATGTTTTTCAAGGCTGATGTTGCCTGCCTTCACGTCGCCCGAAGCCGTCACACTACCAGACACATTGACCTTGCAGTTAATGTCGCACTCAGCAGCATCAACGATGAATTTTCCCGCAGTTTTCACATGGAAATCACCGTTGATCCAGCCGCAGTATTCTTCGGGCGCGGCGTTTAGGTAGCCGCCGAGGTAGACGGCGTCCGCCAGATCAAACTGCCTGAACGACCCCGGCGCAGAGGGCTTGCGGTTGATTTTTACGTTTGAAATATCGCGGGCACAGATGATAGCAATTCCGATATCACCCACCTCTGGATCACAGATGAAGGCCCGCTTGCCCCCTTGCAGTCGGGCATAAGGCGCGCCGTAGATCATACCGTGCGGCGTCGTTCGCGCCGCCCCATCCTGCTGATGGACCATTGGGAGGATATCAACAAATCCCGCCGGGTTCAGGCCGGTACCGTTGACCGCCTTTACCTCGACCAGTGCCGGTCCGCCGCCCATACTTAAAATGCGTCGGATTGCCGAATTCAGTGCGTTAAAATTACTCGCGCCATCCGATGCTTTTTTTGTCCCTGTGTATTTATCGGCCAAAGGTTTCCACCCTCCCTGCAAATTCAGGCCGCTGCGCCTCCAGCATGGTAAACCACGGACCGCCCGGCGTTTCCGTTTGCAGGTCATGCTCAATCTTCTGCACAACCCACAAGCCATTGGAGGCCGGATACATAGAGGACGCACCTGCCACTTCCCGCAATTGCCCGTAATTATTGACCCACGCCGCCGGGGAGTATTCGCTTTGCAGCTTGATGGTGTCCCGGAAATTGATGCCAGGGTTAAATAGCGTCTGCACCAGCACGCCGCCCTGACTGTAATTCGGATAGCCAACCATGCCCGTATCAGCAGAGACAAGGATAGCGGTATCAGACGCAGCAACATCCTTTGGCCAGATTGAGAGGGTGTCCATGCCGATATGATATTCAATACCGACGGACCGGGCGCATGCGTCAATCTGCTGCATCGCTGATCCGGGATAATTGACGCCCCCCGTCATAACGGCATCAACACCATGATTGGTAAATTCGAGACCGACCTTGCCCGCAATCGCCTGCATGATGTCGGAAACCTTTGCTCCAGCCGCGAAGCATGTCGGTTCGATCGGCATTGCAGCCGGGATTGCGGTAGACAGGGCCGTGACCTGAAACGCCACGTTCGGAGCGCCTGCGTAATCAACAAATGCCTCGACAATACCGCCCGTAAAAATAGTTGGGCGCGTCGCCCCCGCATCCCCCGCGCGCACAGTGATACTGTTTGACGACTGGTCAATCACGCTGGCCTGCGCCACAGACAGGCGGTTCATGGTGCTGAGCTTCATGCCCTCGATCCGGACTGAGCACATCATTCCTGTTTCGAGGCCAGTGCTGAGCACCTGACAGCTCACGCGATGGTCCATTAGGGTGATGGTTTCCGGGCTTCCGGAAAATCCGCCCTGCCTGATATCAAAATCGATATCAATTTTCTTCTGTGTAAAACTACCCGGCATTCTTTCCGGCCTCGTAGATCAGGATGTAGCGGCTACCAAATCCGGTATAGGTGGGGTCTTCCGTGCCTTGTGTGTCAAAAAAGCAAAGGTCACCCGGCATCCCGAGATATGCGCGTCTGACAATCCACGTGCGGTCCTGACAGATAATCCCAGCGAGGATCTGCGCGCCATTCAGCGCCACGTCCATATAGACGCCATTGGTACGCTGCTGGATTGTGAGCGTGACAGCATTGCCCGATAGTGGGATATTGATCTGCTGATAAGCCACGGCGCTGATGGGGATGGTGACGGCCGCCATCAGAATGCATCCAGCGGGTTGATGGCATTTGCCTGATCCGCCGTCAGGCTTTGCGTCTGCACATTACCCCCCGTGACCATGGATTGCCCAGACGCCTCCTGTGCCGTTGCTGCCCCGGCCTTTGCCGTCATTCGTATTTCTTGCAGATAGATCCTCGCATACAGCATGGAAACACCCCTGCGCGCCTCCCGCTCCAGAGAGTAGCCAAGGATGTTCACATTGGAATATGTGGCCTCGGGCGTTGCCACGGCATACAGGTCAAGGCTGGAGGAAAGCTGACCGAGGGCCGCCGTGAACAGGGCCTTTGTCTGAGCAGCATAGGACGGAGACGACGACAGCCCCATTGAGGACAGAAGGTCAGAAAAGATGCTGGCCGACCCATACTCGAAACTGCTTCCGTCACACACCATCTCCACCTCATACCGGCCCGGTATGCGACTTTTGTTGTAACTGAGGAACGAGCCGTTCTCCTGCGGGGCATCAGACGTCTGATACATGCTCTGGATACCAACCGCCCGTACGTGGCCCGAGGTCAGCACAGGCTGGTTGCTGGCGGTAAAAATCCCCCACTGACTGGCCGCGCTGGTGATGGTGTATTCATCCAGCGCGGTGGCGAGGATGGTAGAGGCTGAGGCCGCAATCCCGGTCGAGACAGACTGCCCCAGCAAGGCCGGGACGCCAGCAGCAACGGGAATATCCCAGAGGGCTGGGAGGCCTATGGATGGTAGGGGCATGGGGATAGACTCTCACGTTTTGGGGGTGGGTACAAGGAGAATTTTGGAGTTTCGTCTTGACTGCCCAGCGGGTACTGTTCTCTTTATGTTCTCATTATGGGGGACAGGAGCATGAGCGCATACGCAGGAGACCGGACAACAGGATTCGCCAGCCCCGCAGCAGACGCGATTGAGGGTCCGATTGATCTGTCTGACGTGCTGGATCTGCGCAGGCCCAGCCGTTATCCGGTGCGCGTGCGTGGCGCTACCTTTGCTGCGCGAGGCATACTGGACGGCGACGTGCTGATAGCAGACACGTCCGGCCAGCAGGTGTCCGGACAACTGGTGATTGCCTGCGCCGCTGGGCAGGTTCTGCTGGCTGAGCTGCGGGCGCAGAACGGTCGGTGGTGGCTGGTTTCTGGCGACGACAGCCGGGAGCCGATCCGCGTTGACCCAGCTCAGGATGTAGATATCTGGGCAACCGTTACGGGCGTGGTGCGCGAAAAGCCATGACGGTTTACGGCCTGATTGACTGCAATTCGTTCTATTGCTCCTGTCAGCGCGCCTTTGAGCCGCGACTAAAGCGCCTGCCGGTTGTCGTGCTGTCCAACAACGACGGGTGCGCTATTGCCCGCACCGCCGAGGCTAAGGGTCTGGGCATCAAGATGGGCGATGCCTGGCACCTGATCCGGAATGAGCGCAAACTTTCCGGCGTGCAGTGGTATTCCAGCAATTACCCTCTGTATGCCGACATGAGCCGCCGGGTCTATCAGGTGCTGCTAGAGCATGTTCCCCGCGTCGAGCCCTACTCTATTGATGAGATGTTTCTTGATCTGACCGGCCTGCCGGGGGATCTGGCCGAACGGTGCGAGGTGATCCGGGGGCGCGTGGAGCAGATCACCAAGATACCAACGTGTGTGGGCTGGGGGCCGACAAAGGCCATTGCCAAACTCGCCAACTACATCGCCAAGGACCGGCCAGAAATGGAGGGTCTGTGCGACCTGACCGACGAGCGGACGCGGATGCGGTTCTATCGGAACCTGCCCGTCAGTGAGGTCTGGGGCATTGGCCGCCGACTGGTTCCGAGATTGCATGATGCTGGCATCCGTACCATTGCGCAGTTTGTAGAGGTTGAGCCTGCTCAGATTCGAAAAATCATGGCGATTACTGGGGTCCGGTTGCAGGCAGAGCTGCGTGGGGAATCCTGCCTTCAGCTTTCTGAGGTTGCAGAGCAGCGCAAAGGGCTGGCCTGTACCCGGTCCTTCGGTCAGCCGATCACGATTTATGGTGATATGCGCGAGGCTATCGCTGGCTTTGCCGTAAGGGCGTCAGAAAAGCTCCGGGCGGAAGGTATGGACGCCGGGCATGTCTCCGTCTTCATCCAGACCAACCCGCACAAGCGGCAGGACGGATGGTACTCCAATCAGGCTGCCATAACCTGCGCGCCAACGAATAATACGCTAACGCTGATTGCGACTGCCACGCGACTTTTGCGGGCGATCTGGCGAGATGGCTACCGCTATACCAAGGGTGGCGTCTTGCTGAATGACCTTGCGCCCGCAGGACAGCAGGCGTCGCTCTTTGACGCGCCAGAAGCACAATCCCCCGCCCTGATGGACGCCATGGACTCTATCAACCGGCGCTTTGGCCGGGAGGCGATCAAGCCGCTCAGCACTGGGGTTGAGCGGGCTTGGAGGCCTCGGCAGGGGATGCTTTCGTCACGGTTTACGACGGAGTTTGGGGAGGTGATGGAGGCGCGGAGTTTTTAGAACCCTCGACGCGGTCTTTCGACCGCCTCAGGTCGCCAGCAGCACCTATCTCGATATCAGACCGTAGGACCGCAGAACGCCCGTCAACTCAGGAGATAGCACGATCTTCCCACTCGGAGGCGTTTTAGCAAGACCCTCAAGAATGATTCTCTGGACTTCCAGCATGGCGCTGTAAGACATAATCATCGAGCTTGTTTTCGTATTTACATAGCTGGCATCAAATCTTGTGTTGACAATATAGTCAGTAAATTCGTCAATCTTTATCTTCAACACGCATTGCGCACTTTGGACGTTTCGAAGAAGTTGGCATGCCCTCTCTCTCTTTTTGGAAACGTCAATTTGCATACTGCGACATGCACCATTATTTATTCAGGAGACGAAGTCATTCAGCCTATAACTCAGGCGTTAACACTCAAATAATACGCGTATCAAATATATAAGATTTTAGTGTAAAAAATTTTTCAGTCCTACGCTTTACCGTAATGGGAAGACAGCCTCCCGACTGCAGCACAAAAACCCCCGCAACTTTCGTCACGGGGGCCTATGTCAACCAGAAGACAGAACTAGGAAGGGGAGAGAGATGGGCCTCGGCTGCCCCCTTCCTAGGGCGAGGGTGACCGCCAAGCGGGACTGTAACCGATGACCGGCGTGAGTCGCAACGAAAAAGGGCGACCCGAAAGCCGCCCTTTCCCTAGTGTAGTGCGTCATGCGTAACGCAAGAGTATGGAGGACCATACCACCCGAGTCTGTCAAGCGATGGCTTTACGCTTCTCTCTCTCCGGCCAACCGAAGGCCCTCAGTAGCGCCAGCAATGCGCAGCAAGTTTGTCGGTCCATCTGCACGTTGTCGTGCCCGTCCATCCGGGCAAGCCAGACATCGCGCAATTCCCAATCAAGCCTCTGCGCCCAGACAGGCACAGCAGCACGAACCCGGCTGAACTGCTGCTCAAACGATTTCATATCAACATCCGAGAACAACTCACCTATGGAGTTCATCTCCAAGCGGGCGGCAACTTCAGAAAATACGCCAGCGTTGCCGCCCCCGAAGGGGTGGCTGGCCTGTGTCAGGCTGTTTGCACTGGCGTCCGGGCAAAAGGGGCGAGGCCGTTCTCCTTGCGCAGTTTGGCAATGATTTCCGCCAGACGGACAACACCCCTGCGTGTCAGCCGGAATTCCTCCCGGACCCGCTCTTCCCCCGTATGGGGGTGACGGTAATTTTCCGGGACCAAACGGCAGTAGCCATGCTTCAGGCCGTAATGCGCGGGCTCCTGCCTGGCCGTCAGGCTCACATGCACGATCTTGCGTATCTCGGGTTGAAGCGTCCGCAGCGCCGCCAGCAGAAGGCTCTCTGCCTCCGCCGCCGTAATGGGGGCTGCATGGGCACACATGGCGGCCCCGTTGGCCAGCCACCGGCTGCCGTAGCCGATAGTCCAGTAACCGGCCGCACAGACGTAAGGCCGCAGGCACAGGCCCTCAAACCGCCGCGCCAAAGCCGCCGCCAAAAGGATCGGATCATTCATTGTGTTTTCCGGATACAAAAAAAGCCGCGTCATGCGCGGCCGGGGTGGACTAGTTTACAGGCAGCAAGGCCCGGATTAGTCCGGAAATACACAAGACCCGCACAAAACTGCCATTTTGAGCGGCACAGGCCGCGGGCGAGTTTTGGTGATCTGGTTTACAGATGGGCTGTTTCAGGTTGTCAGTGCAGCGCGTTATGCAGGGCTGTCACAATACCACTGCCCAAGGCGCTGCCCAGAACCGTCAGGCTTCCGAAGATCCACGCACGCGGCGTGTTGAGCTTCTTGACCTCAGCGGCAAGGGCCTCAATCCCTTTTTGGACGGCACCCAGTCGACCATCTACGTCACGCTGGTAGGCGCGAAACTCTGGGCGCGTATGGGCCTGATATTCGGCATCTAGGAGTGGCCTGCCGCTCGGTGTGGTCAGATGCCGTCTATCATCAACGGTAACGAGGCGCGTTGTTGAAACAAGGCTTGTGACTGATGGCCCCAGCGTCAGAATTGATCCGTCAGGAGTCTGAAGAGAATTGGGAGCAACAGGAGTGCCATCAGGAAGGCTTATGCCGCCTCTATGCCGCTTTTGTGACCAGAGAGTGTTGACTGGCAACTGAATGGCAGTTGTCCGTGTCCTGCCCAGAAGCGTCGTCAGCAAAAAGGTTATAGTGTAAGTCTGCCCAGTAGAGCCACCGCTTAGACAAACAACGGCATAGACCCTTCCTGTATCTGGATTTCGCATGACGGTCGGCCAGAGGATATCAAGCCCTTCAGGCTCAACCATAACAGGGAAAGGACCGAGAGTATCAGCTCCATTCTTGAGCCAGGAGGTACAGTCAACAGCATAATCAAGAGTATCGGCACTGACCTTAGATGGCCATGATGGTAAACTGTAAGACACTTGGCAGGAACAAGCCGTCATCTTGCTGTAAGACAGCGGTATAGATCTCTGCTGATCCACCTCCCAGCCCACATAAGGAAGATTCCCTGGGCCCGTCATGCGACCACTGGTATTTGTGTTACCAGAATAACTGAGAGCGGCCCGTGAGGGCGGGATAAGGTCAACTGGCAGAGGCATGCATCTTACTCCAAATAATAACTGCCGGAATCGTTTCTATTTTTCCACATTGATCAGCTTCACAACCTTCTTTCCCTTCCGTTGGCTCTGTTTTTCTACAGTGATCTGATTTTCCGATCCCGCCATGTGGGCTTCTATCGCTGTGGCATAACCAAACTTTGAAAATGAGTGTACGGCGCTGTCCACAATGAATGGCATGTCATCAATGCCAATCCGCACCCCGGAAAATATAAAGGGGATTCCTGCCCTGATCGCTGGATTACCCGTAATGGCAAGCCGTGCCTTTGTTGTTTCCATGTAGAGCGCCGATGCTTTTGCCGTTGCGGCCGCTTTGGCTTCAGGTCCGTCCGCGAAGGTATGAGGCAGCGTGTGAACGGCCGTCCCAGAAGAAGCGCTGTCTGCCTCTACGTTCACCAATTGAGCTTTTTTCTTATCGTAGTGTCGGGCCCGGACCCGTTTGACCTTTTCCCGGTCAGAGAATTCGATATCGCACGTGCCAGGTTGAATATCGTTTGGTGTCAGGACGGCAATCGGAAGAGCCTTGCCAGATGCAGAATAACCTGTTCCCCGCTTTGAGAGGATCAGCGTGCCATTCTTGATCGAAAAGACAGCGCCATGCCGCGATGCAATGCGCTGGCAGAAATTGAGGTCACTCTCCCCCTGTTGCCCCAGCCAGTCATACTGATAGGTGCCGATATCCTCAGATACCGCCACCTTGAGCGCATGTTCGGCTGCAATCTCAGAAGCAATGTCCTTCAGGCTCTTGTTGTCCCAGTGCCGGGTTTTCTGCTGCTTGAGCGTATCCCGCATACTGGCAGACTTTGCATTCACACAGGCTTTGTTGCACAATTAAT